ATGCGGAAACTGCTCATCGTTGTCGCCATCCTGCTCTTCCCTGTTGCGGCCATCGGCTTCGGGCTTGGTGTCTCCAACTTCAGCCTTGGCGGTGCGCTGGGATATCCCGACCACACTTGCTATCCCCCGAGTAAGCCCGTCGTTTACGACGACCTCTCCATCTCGTACTTCAAGTCCGACATGGAGACCTATCGGAACTGCGTTCAGCGTTACGTCGAAGGGGCAAAGAACGACGTCTCGACCATCCAGGAGAAGGCCGACAAGGCCGTTGCGGACTACAATCGGTTCGTGAACTCCTTGTAACCCCGGCCCGTCTTATCACCGCTTGAACTTCGGCTTCAGCAGCAGGTTCAGCACCGATCCCTCCTCGCTCTCCATGTCTTCCCAGCCTTGCAGCACTTCGCGCACCAGTTTAGGCGCGGGCACCTTGACGGCGAACCCCATGATCTCGGCCAGGGCGAGAGCGGCGGCCACTTGGCGGTCCTCGTCCCCGAAGTCCTCGACCAGTTTGATGCCTGCGTTCCCCACCTTTTGCGCCAACTGCACGGCCATCACGCCCGGCAATTGGAAGGGGTTGCGCTGCATGCCCTTGCGGTCGCCGGTGGTCACGGCTCGCGCCACGTTCACTCCGTAGGTGGCGGCATCGCGCACCAGGGGCAACCCATTGAATTGGTACGCCACCACGTCGAACCCGGCGTCCATCAGCATGCGGTCCCGGTCGTCGTCGTCACCACGCACCAGGGTGTACAGTATGGAGGTCACCAAGGGCGGCAGCAGCCGCACGGCCACAACCTCGCCAACGAAGCGCCTGGTGTCGATGGCCCCTTGCCGCCACGCCTTGGTGTATCCGGATATCGTGTTGTAGTTCTTCGCAAAGAATCCGGACATCCACGTCCACATCACAGCCAGGCCACGCCGGTTCTGCAGCAAGGTGCGGTCCATCTCGCGGTTCATGGGCGTGTACTCGGCCATGACCTTGGTGGCCCTGTCCTGCGCCTGCCCCGGCGACATCCCCAAGTCCAGGCCCTTCAGGTACGATCCATACCACCCGGGCGCGGAAACCACGGCATCCATCATGGCATACAGGGCCATGCCGCCCCGCGTCACTGCCTCCTTGGCGTTGACGACGCGCTTCTGCAGCGCTCCCCGTCCTATGGTGATGTCCTTCAGGTCGTCGGCACCGGCCTCCGCCAGCGTCCTGGTGACGAAGGTCAGATGGTCACGCATCACGGGGCTCATCTCCTGCAGCAGCCGCCAACTGCCCACGGGATCCGACAGGAAATGCGCCGCCCCCCGCATCCACGTGGCCGCACCCTCGGCAATGCCACCCTCCGCCGCCACGTAGTTGCCCAGGGCGGTAACCTGCTGCACCGCGCCCAACCGGTTGCCCCACATGGCGTAAACAGCGGCACCGCCCTGAACCCATCCGATGGTCTTGTCCACGGTGGTGGGCATTTCGCCCGCACGCGGGTTGGCGATGCGGCCGATCATCTCGCGGACCACGCCGTAAACATCCTCTCCGGCCACGTCCTTGACGATCTCGGCCACGTCCTGGCGCGAGAAGAAGCGGTTCATGTCGTGTACCACGGCGGCGTGGGTGGCGTAATGCGCGGCCCACTCCAGATGTGCCGACAGCACGCCCAGGCGCAGCAGCACCGGACGTCCGCCCGCGCTCTCCGACCGTCCCTTGGTGCTGCCGGATGCCACGGACTTGGGCACCATCCCCGTCGCCGGGGCTTCCAGGGCCTTCTGCACGTCCTCGTTGCGCGCCGCGCGCACATCGCTGGCCGCGTCGTACTTCAGGGGATAGTACCCTCCGCGCATCACGGTTCCGTCCGGCATGGTGAAGGCCGACGCCTCTACCTTGCCCGGCGTGAAGTGCTTCAGCGCCTGGTGCGTCTCGGCAATGCGCGGCCACAGCACGTCGTCCAGGGTGTCCCATATGGTTTGCACCGCCCGGGCGTCTTCCTGGCTGAACAGGGCCAGCACCTGCTGCACGTCGGCCTCGGTCAGCCCATGCCCCTGCATGATGCGCTTCCGGTTCCCCTCGTTGCCCCAATTCAGGAACAGGGCCAGACACGCTTCGTAGTCCCAGGTGCGCCCCTGGCGTTCCCAACTGGCGGGCACGGGCAGGTCCACCAGCGAGGCTTTGGCCGGGTGCTCCATGGCCGATCGAGCCAGTTGCTCGATGGCGGGGCTCACCCGCGTGTAGACGGCCTGCTGCAAGTCCTTGCGCTCGCGGTACGCCCGCTCCAGCGGATCAATGAACAACCGCTCCATGGGGCCTGTCTTGCCCCCCTTGGCCAACCCCATGTACCCGTCCAGTTCGCGGGCTATCCACAGCAGCGTCCGGTTCTGCGAAATGAAACTGTCCTTCCAGTCCTGCAACTTGCGCAGCCACGTACCCTCGTGGCGCTTCACCCCCCGCTTGGGCGCGTTCCTGGTGGCGCTGGCCAGTTGGGCCACGGCGTCGGCCATCTTCAGATCGGCGGCAACCAGGCGGGGGGCCAGGGCCTCTTTACCCGCCCCGTGCAGGAAGGTGACCAGGTCACGGACTTCTTCCATCTCTCCGGCCGACAGGGCACGCCAGTCCATCCGCTCGCCACCCTCGACCAGCCACGGGGAAAACGTCGGCGCGCCATCCTCGCCAAACAGGCTTTCGTCCGCCAGCAAGGTGGAAAGTGCCGGGGCGTCCGCATAGCTGTCTGCGTCCACCGCGTACAGGCCAAAGCGATCCAGCACGCCCAGCAGGGCCTTGTGGTGCCCCTCGCCGATTTTCCCCTGCTTCAGGCGGCCCAGCTTGCGCGCAAGCGCCATGGTGGCGTCCACCTCGTCACGGATGTTTACCGATTCACGGGCGTACGCATGGTTCAAGCGCGACCGCTCCGCAGCCTCGGACGCCCTTTTCCAGTTGTCGCGGGTAGCGGCGGCGGATTCATCGCGTGACGCCGACGCCATGGCGGCCAGAAACAGGTCATGACGCATGGCGTCTCGCAGTGGCATGCCCCTGATGATGCCCCGCGCGTAGGCCCGCATAACCTGCCGGGCAATGACCGCAGGCTGTTTACCGGCGGGCGCGCCCACCACTCCGGCCTTCAGGTATCGCGCCTTGATTTCCATGAACGCCGCGAATTCCTCGGTCCGCGCCAGATAGGTCTCCGGCAGGAACGTGGCATCCCGCTCCGCCGTCAGCCGTTCCACTTCCTCCCGGGCGACGTCGGCAGGCTTGCGGTAGTCCCACAGCGCGTTGACCATCTGTTCATGCCGGTCAAAGTCGTGTTCCAACGCGGCCTCGTCCAGGGAAAGCCCGTCGGTACGCAAAACCTTGGGCGGCAGCCCCTTGGCAGCCTCTTCTCCGTACTTGGCCAGAAACTCGGCCCGGTCCAACCCGCGCCCCTTGCGCAACGCCGTGACCATCCGGTGCCCGGGGGCATCCTTCGCGGCCTCAACGGCCTCGCGGAACCAGGCGGCACGCAGACCGCGCAGGCCCCTGTTGCGATCACGCACCAGCGCCTCGTCGGCGGCCACGCGGGCCTCGTTGAACAGGCGGCGCATGTATTCCCGGTCCTCGGGTGTCACGCCCAGGCTACGCGCCAAGCTGTCGGACAGCGGGGCAAGGTCGGCGTCCACCATCGCGGCGTCAATCTCGGTCTCGGCCTGCACCATGCGGTCGAACACGGACCGGATTTCCGGGTCCAACGCAACGCCCAGCGCCTTCACGTCCTTGTAGACTTCGCGCAGCCACCGGCGGAACCTGCGGAATGCTCCTTCCAGTTCCGGCTCCGGAGCCCTGCCTTCCCACAGGTACGCCTCGAACCCGCGCGCGAACGCTTCGTGCCCGGCACGCCAGTCCGCTTTCTCTTCGGCGGTGGCCTTGTCAACGCCCTGGGCGTGCGCATCAGAGTAGAAGCGCTGCCAATCCTTGCCGTTGCGGTCCACCTGCCGGGCCGTCCACCGATCGATGGCTTCCAGGTCCGCCACCAACTCCGGCCCGGCCTTGCCGGTATTCACCATCAGCCGCAGTTCCTCCAGAAAGACATGCGCCAGTTCATGGGGCAGGGTGGAGGCGTCGGCTCCCTGGAGTAGGCGGACAATCCGCGTGCCATCGGACAGCGTGGACATTCGCCCACGAGGGGTCACATCCGCATCCTCAACGAAGGAATTGGGCTGAAAAAGCGTGCTCCCTTCGTCTTGGGCAAGGGGCTTGCCGTCCTCGTTGGAATTGTCTATATTATCTTCCGTAACGTTGCGTGGGGTGGAGGCGATCTCCGTAGCCCCCCCGACGGTGGCGGGTTGCGACGCCGTATCTCCCGCCCCCACAATCTGCCCCTCTATGTACCCCGCACCTCGCCTGTCCTTACGGGCGATTTTTGTTTTCAGCTCGTTATCCTGGATAACCAGCATGTCCCAGATGTCCTTCTGGATGTCCGGGTCGAAATACTTGCGGATCATGTAGCCCTTCGCCGCGCCCTCGGGCGTCGTGAATTCCACCTGGATGTCCTGGTCCTTCAGCGTGGACAGCAGCGTGCCTATGTACTCGTTGCGGGTATTGTCCCGGCCGACGAAGTGCGCATAGTCCACGGCCTCCCCTTCGCGCCGGAACCGCAGCCCACCCTCGGTAGGGAAGACCTTGCGGACGATGGACCGGAGCACCGCCGTGTAACGCTGGCCGTCCTGCAGCTTGAGCCGCTTCACTTCCTTGGGGTCCAGACTCTCCAGATACTGGCGCAGTTGTCCCCTGTCCGTCAGCGACGGCTCGACGCCCGTTTCCTCGAATACCATCTTCACGGAACGGTCATCCGAATAGATGGCCTTCTTGGCGGCCTGCAGCAGGGCGTCGTTCCCGCTCGCATCTTCGGCAACACCGGTGGCCGCGTCGGCCAGAATGGTCAGATTGCGCAGAAACGACTGCGGGTCGCCGGGCGTGGCCAGCCTGCGGGCCATGCGCGTAACCAGCGTCACGTTGGCGTCCACGGCATCCTCGTTGCCGGGCAGCCCCACGGCCGCAAAGGCCGCACGCACCTCTCCCTCCAGCCGACGCACTTCCTGCACCGCCGCAAAACCATCCCGCGCCGCCGCATCCAGAGCGGCCACGGTGGCTTGCGGGTCCAGGCTCGCCCCTTCCCGTACGGACATCGCCCCGGGCGCGGGCTTGATGTCGTCCACCACCTGGTTGAACTGTTCCTGCGATAGCGCCGTGTGCAGCAACGCGGTATTCACGCGCAGCGCCTGGCCACCCTCCGTGGCCACGGCCGCGTGATCCGCATCCACCCCCAACTGCTGGAACACGTCCGGAGCACTTCGCGCCAGACGCTGGACGCCCTCCGGGGCTATGTAGGCATCCTCGCCCAACCCCGCGATCTGCAAAAACTCCCGCATGGCTTCCGGGTCGCGCTGCATGGTCTGGGTGGCGTGCACCGCCTCGTTGATCTGCGCCTGGGCATCGCGGAACCTCACGGATCGTCCGGCTTCGCGCACGTCGGTGGCCACCCGGGTGACGGCGGGCCCAGCGCCAAGGCCCAGCGTGGCCGCAGCCCCCTGTACGCCCGCCTCGCGGATGCGGTCCGTGGCGGCGCTCCAGTCCAGCGCCCCGAAATGCGTGCCCTGCAGCCCCTCGGACAGACGCTTTCCGGCCTCGCCCACCAGGATGTTTACGGCTTCCTGCCCCATTTCCGTCGCGGCTTCGGTGCCCACCGTCATGGCGTAGTCCCGCAGCACGCCCAAAAGCGCGGCGCGCACCGGCGTACTGCGCAGCCCATCCGCCACGGCCCGGCGGATGGTTCCGGTCAGCGCCTGGGCCCCACCCGGCACAAACCCGGCAAAGGTCTTGAACCCCAAATGCTCCAGGCTGGCGTTCAGGGTGCCCACGGCTTGGGCTCCCCAAGCGGCGATGCGCGGGTCCAGCCCCTCCCCGTTCTCGTCCTTCAGGGCACGGAATTCGCCGTACGCGGCGTCGGCTTCCAGATCGAACGCCGCCTGCACGGCGCGCAGATCGCGCCCCACGGCCGCGCCGGTGACCGCCGTCGCGGGTGCCAGGGGCAACGTGGCGGGACCACCCACGGCAGCGGCCGCCGCACCGGCGGAACCACCTTCCAGCGCGCCCCGGATGTTGGCGGCCAGCAATTTGCCCCATACCGGCACCTGGCCCGCGCTGGCGTACAGGACCGTATCCAGGATGCCGTCTGCCTCGGGCGCGTCCGGCTGGAACAGTTCCTTCTCGTGGATGATGCGCGCTAGGTCAGCGTCTTCCGCTCCGTTCGCCAGCACATGCTGCATCTGTCGGTTGTAGAGCGGCCCCAACACGTCGGTTTGGTAAACACCCGCCTGGTAGGCCCTGGCGGTGCCGCTCTCCGCGACGCGCTTGCCCATCCGCTCCAGCAAAGACAGGTTGCCGGTGTCGTCAAACGAAAGTGCTGCCCGGTCAGGGTCGGCCAGGTACGCGGCAGTGCCGGGCGCGTCGTTCAGGTCCACGTCCACGCCGTGCATCACGTCGATGATGCGCGCCGTGTCCATGTCCTCGCGCACCATTGGCGCGGGCAAGCCGGTGCGCCGGGACAAGGCGCGCGCCTCGGCCTCGTGTTCCGGTCGCATCCCCGTCTCGCGCGCCAGGCGCACGCTGGCCCGGGCCGCATCCCGCATGGGGTCCGGCTGGTCCGTCAGGAACGAAAAATCCTCCCCCCTTTTCGCCGAACGTACCGAAGAAGACGGCGACGGCGGCGCAAAAGCGGGTGCCGCCGCCTCACCGTCACCACGGCCTTGCGCGTATCCCGCCAGATCGCCAGTTGCCGGGCTGTCGGCCCCGTCAGACGTACCGGCCCTGTCCGTCAGAAACGAAAAGTCATCCATTACCGGCGCTCCCTGGAACCAACGGTGCCTGTCGGGCTCGCCGTTCTCCGTTGCGACTTGCGCAGCCCCATCCAGCGGGGGCTGTACAGATACATGTCGCGGATGTTCTGCTCGGTTACCCGCTGGCCTCCATCCCGCAGTTCCCCCTCGATGCGCTTGCGGTCCACCTTGCTGATGTCGGGCACGAACGCCTCGGGGTCGCCGCCAGCCGCCAGGTGTTGGCCGTAGGTCTTGGCCCCGAACATGCTGTCGTCCTTCATCAGGGCCTGCGCCATGGCCTTGCGCACGGTCGTCGCATCGGGCGTCCGGCCCTCGGGTGGCAGTTGCCGCCGCACGAAATCGGCCGCCGTGGCGAACTGTTCCGGCTTCTTGTCCCAGGCGTTGCCGGTCAGTTCCTTGAACATCCCGTGCAGATCACTGTCCTTCACCTTGCCGCCGCCTCCGCGCCAATACTCCACGGCGTCCTTGGCCTTGGAAATGTCCGTGATGCCCATTTCCGCCGCCTTGAACAGCACCTGCTCTTCACTGTTCAACTGCCCGGTATCCACCATGGAACGCAGCCTGGCGTTCACTACCAGGTCCTTGCGCTCGGCCCCCTCGGTGGCCGCCGGTGTGGGCTTGTTTAGATGTTCGGCGAAGGTGATCACCTGGGCGAAATGCTTGCCGCTGTAACGGTTCACGATGTCCAGGCGCTTGCGAGGATCCGTCTCCTGGAACAGGGCCTTCAGCGTGGCGTCCAACTGCCCCTGTTCCGCCTCCGCGCGCTCCTGCTTGCGCAGCGCCAGTTCCTGCCGCACGTGCCCCCACACCGCGTCCATCATCCGCTGGTCGCCGCCGTACAGCGTGCGCACCTTCTCGCGGATCTGCGTGGCGTCACCACCCCCGCCCCCCTCGTCCAGCAACTTCAGGGCCGCAGGCAACGACTCCTGGACAATGGATTCGGAACGCACCCGCCCGGCCACCTCATCGTACGAGGCCCCCAGCAACTTGCCGTGCGTTTCCAGCAGTTCGCGTGCATCGCCCGTCCGCCCGGCGGTCAGCATGGCGCCAATCCTGTTCCCCACCGTGATGCGGTCTATCTCGGCGTTCAACGCGGTGTGGTCCATGCCGGGGGCCATGTCCGCCAACTGCCGCTTCAGCACCAGATTCTGGTTGTCCAGATACTCGGGGTTGTCCCAGTTGGCGGCCACGGTCTGCTCATACTGCGCCAACGCCCCCTTGCGCACGCTGCCCAGCCACGTCTCCTTCTGCTGGGCCGCGTAACCCATACCCTTTTCGGAATGGCGCAGTATCTCGTTGCCCGCATGCCGGGTAAACAGTTGGGACGCCTTGCCGCCCCCCAACGCCTCCGAATATTCGCGAGCCTTGCCTTCGGCGAACGCCCGGAACGCGTCTCCGGCCCCCAGGGCCTGTTCGCCCTGGTTGTCCGCCTTGTACTTCTCCTCGAACTCGGCCAGGTCGCGCTGGTAGCGCAGGGCCGTTTCCGTGGCCTTGGCAGCTTCCACCTGGCTATAGATGCCCAGCCCGGCCCCGCCCAACTGGACGGCGTTGTCCCCCAACTCCTGCGTCTGGCGGGATTCGGCCGTTCCCGTAACGTCCAGGGGGCGGGCCAGGCGCGGGGGGATGTCCCCGGGCGTCCGTATTTGCTGCTGCGCGCCATATCTCTTCAGCGGGTCGGCCATGATGCGCTCCTACAGCCCGGATACGGTGCCGTTGTGCATCAGGTAGCCGCCACCAGTGCCCGTGGCGTCGCCCACGTTGCCGGAGAATCCGGACCCTGCAAATGCCGTCGAGCCCGCACCTGCGCCTGCGCCCATCCCCATGGCCCCGTACGCCGACATGAACGTCATTGCCCCCTTCATACCGGCTGTCAGCAGGCTCTTGCCCAGGCTGCCGCTGGTCTTCTTGAGATACGACGCCTGGCTGTCGTACACATCACCCGTGTACTCCTGCTGCTTGGCGGTCTCCTCCGCATTCCAGCCGACCATGGCCCGGTTGTAGCGGTTCACGGCCATGTCGTCGGCGAACAGGTTGGCGTTCCCCGTCAGCAAGTCGGCGGCGGAGCCGCTGGTAAGGTCCACGTTGCTGGCGGCCAACATGCTGCGGTTGGATCCGGCTGCGTCCTCGTACCCACGGTGCAACTCGTCACGTTCCCGGTCGATGGCTGCCTGTTCTATGGCCCCTTTCTGCCGGGTCAGGTTCGCCTGCTCCCGCATGGCGGACGCGTTGCTGGCGGTCACGGCCGCCTGGTACTTCTGCCCGGCCCGCTGCTGCTCCGAACTCATGTAGGACGACGCGGCGGACACGGCCGCCATGGCAAGGGGAATCGCGATCATGTAGCACATGGCTTACGCCTCCTCGGGGGCGAGGTGGAAGGGAAGGAAGGGTTCGGCAGCCGGTCCCAACAGCAAGGCACCAGATGGGACCACGTGAAATCCCAGCTTGCCCAGGGTGCGCACGGCGGCGTCATGCCGGGCGTGGACGAATCCGCCGATCAGGCCGTACGCCTCCACCCACGTCCGGACGAACCGCCTGCCATGCCGCAGCAGGGCGCGTCCGTGGTTCGCCACCTCGTCGGTGCCCACCATCCACACGCATGATCCGCCCCAGCGCACCTCGCTCGCATCGTTGCTGTCGCCATCCGTAACACTCGCGCTCCGCGCTCGCGTAACGGCTGCCGCAACGTGCTGCACACCGCAGCACACGCCGAAGAGCGCGAACGGCACTCCCTCCGCGTTCAGCGCCGTAAACACCTCACCGGCCATCATGGAATCCAGCACGGACACCTCCAGCACTCCCTGCGGGTCTCCACCCCGCAATGCTTCCAGTTCGGCCAGGTCTGCGGCACGCAAGGTGCTGGCCACGACCCGCACGTGTTCCGGTGTGGGAACGGCAAACGTCACGTCGTACCTCATTGCACGGAGCCTCCTTCGGGGGTGATGTCCATCACCAGCACCATGGCCAGCACGGTCGCCGGGGTTGGTTGAGCCACCTTCAGGACCAACCGGGCGTCATCCTGCCACCCCCCGGCCAGCGGCACGGAAAGGTCGCCGAACTCCGTCCAGGTGGGCAGCAGTTCCACGGGGGTGGACATCAGGTTGCCCCCTGCCGGTTGCTCGCCGAAGAAGCCGCCCAAGAGGGACACGGTCAGGCCCAGGGTCTGGTATATGCGCAGCTTGGCGGCCGTGATGCGGCGCGGCCGCATCAGGCTGGACCCGTTGTTGGTCCCGATTTCCGGGCGCGTCGGATGCACTTCGGTTTCGTAGGTCAGACCCACGTGGGCCACACGCACCGGCTGGGGCAGCGTCACCTGCCCGCCGGTTACCACCTGCGCGGGGAAAACAGCCCCGTCGGCAAAGATGCCCACGGTGCGCCCCTCAAGGTGGTCCAGCCCGGAAATCACCGTGGCCGCTTCGCCGATGTACGACTTGCCGGAATCGACGAAGAATGCGGTCTCCTTGTCCAGGCTGTCGAACCATGGGTGCATGATCTCCACGTACCGCCGCTGCACACCCCCCACCGTGCGGCGGACAACGCACCACAACAGGTCCTGGTCCCCATCCGGAGACGGCAGGCAGGACACGTGTTCCACCACCCCGTCGGTATCGTGCCGGTGCCAGGCTATGACGTCGTGCGCCTTCAGATAGGTCATGGCGCACAGGCCGCCGTCATCCTGGACAACCCACACGATACCGTGCGGCGACTGCTGCCACGCCCACGCCTTGGCCGGGGACCGTTGCAGCAGGTGGTTGGCCAGAATGGTCAGCTCCACGGGATCATACTGGTCGGCGTTGTAGTTGTAGTTCATGCCGAACGCCGCCCCGCCCCCCCTGCGGACGAACAGGACGGACTGCCCGGCCCCCAGGGCGGGCAAATCCATGCTGCCCATGTCCGACTGCAGGGGAAAACTCACGTTGCCAGGCGTCAGCACGCCGCTGTTTACGGGCCGCATCAGGTACGCGCCCCCCTCGGTGCCGATACACAGCACGTCGCGGTCAGGCTTGACCCACAACACCTTGTTCGCCTGCTGGCCCGCCAGGGTGGCTTCGATGGCGTCGTCGTCCTTCGGTGGGACGGATGCCGCCAGGCTCTCGAAGTTGGCGGACTGCGACAGCCAAAACGTCAGGGGCCTGTTCGGGGTGGCCGCCCAGCCCAGGCGCTGCTGGTGGAAGAACACCAGGCGGGGATAGTTGCCCTCGCCCACGAACGGGGTCTTGATGTTGGGCGGAGTATCGGCTGTGTCCGGCGATATGTTGTTGTCGCGGAACGCGGTCTCCCCACCCAGAGCGCGCCCGATGAACCCGTAAACACCAGCTTTCTTGCGGTAGACGTGGTACTCGGTCACCCCGGCCACGGCGGCCCACGTGATGTCGATGTAGTAGGTGGTGGACAGCGTGCTGGCGGTCGTGTCGCGGGCCGTGCTGGGGGCGCTCATGGCCCCGGTTACCGGGTCGATGGCTGTGACCACGTAGGAATAGGTCTGCGAACCGGAACCGGGCACGGAGCCCCCCACGGTCAGGGTGGGCTGCCCCGGGGCGGCAATGGGCGGCTCGAAGGAAATGACGGAGTAGCGCCAATCAGTGTCGGCATGCCGTGATATCTTCGCGGGGGGGTGGTTGGCGCTGGCCACGAACACCACGTCGGCGGACTGCGCAAAGCGCAGCCCGGGCACATCTTCAGCGGTGTATGGTGTCGTGATCTCGTAGGGGGCTCCGCCCTCGCCGGGTTGCAGTACCCCAGTGGATCGCCACACCCGCATGTACCCCGGTCCGAATTCCAGCGTGCGCGTGTCCCGCGCGCCAAAAACAAACGGTACCAGCAATACCGGAGCCTCAACGGCCTGTTCCTTGGTCTGCCCGCAATGGACCAGCCCCGGTCGCCGGGTCCACCCACCTTGGGGCAGCGGCACGGCGTTGCGCATCAGGTATGCGCCCGATTGGTAACGCGGCTGGTCGAACCGCCCCCACATCATCGGGGCTATCTCGCCGCCGTTGAACATGTTGAAGGGATAGTAAATCGGCATGGGGACTCCGTCCGGACTGCGGGATTAGGCGTTCGACTCGCTGCCCTCGGCCACCAAAGGAAGCGAGAATATCGGCACAAGCCCTTCCAACACAGCCCGCGCTTCGTCGTCGGGCATGGCGGCGGTGGCCTCAACCTGGTCGACGTAGCCGTTTCTCTGGCCCTCCGTCCAAAGCCCCAACTTGCTCCAGTCGTCGGCGTTGCGAACAATGCGTTGCGCCTGTTCCGTGGCCGTCAGCGTCGTGCCTCCCGTGCTGGAGCGACCAGCCACCAGCAAGAGCAATGGCACGGCCTGCTCCTCGCCAATTTCACCGTTCAGCAAGGCTCGCGCCGTGGCCTCCTGAACCCGCCACGTGTCTCGGCTGGTGATGCCGTACTCCGGAGCGATTCCTGCCGCGAAGTCGTCGTGCGCCTGTTTGATCTCCGCGATCTTGGCCGCACGCAACTCGTCGAGTGGTGTTTGCGGCAACGACCCTTCATAGGGGTCCCATTCCGGACCGGGGCAGATGTCTCCAGCGGCGTACCCAAGGCCATCTCTGTGAATCCAGCTAGGCATGCACTTCCTCCACGGTCAGCACAATCTGGTGCTGGTTGAGGCCGAAGGTGGCGGTGGCAAAGTTGCCCACATTGAAGCTGCCTGCCACACTATCCCGGCCAAGCCGGGCCGAGATGCTGTGAACTGTGCCCGCAGGCCCGCCGTTGTCGATCACTGCTCGCAAGATTTGCACCTGCGTCGTGCCGGTTCCCGCGACACGCTCCGCGTTGACCAAGCCCCCGTTATCAACCAACATGCCATTCACACCAACGCTAACGGCCTGTACGAAGGCCGAGAACTGCACGATGAGTTTGCTGTTCGCGTACCTCGTGGTGTGCGACACCGCCGCAACCTCCACGCCCTCCGTAGGCAGCACGTCTCCGGCATCACCAATGATGTTTGCGACAAGGTTCTGGTAGTAGGTGCTTGTTTTGTAGACGGATGTTTTCACCGGCGTGCCCACAGCCTCCAACCTGGAGGCCAACGCAGACACGTCCGTTGCAAGCTGCTCCACGTCCACCCCGCCCGTATTCACCGCAGCGCTGAACGCCTTGATGATGCATGTACGCTTGATGGCGCGAACGAGGTTCTCGGCCCCGCCAACCGTCGAGGTGTTCGCGCCATACGTGGTCGTCAGCGTCTCTTGTCCATCTGCATCCTTCTGGCTGCTACTGACACCCGTGTCAGTGATGCCGAATTTAACTACCCCGGCCGCCCCGTTGTTGAACGACAAGCCCGACACGTGATTGTGTGCCTTGAGAGCGTCCGCAACGTATGCGCCACTTTCCGCGATCTCTCCGCCACTCACGTGCCGCACAATGCGCGGCGCTCGAAATGTGGTGCTGCCGTTGCCTGGCGAGTAAAAACCCACGTTTCCGTTGTTCGCGGCGTAGGCGGCCTGCCACGCGGCCTCGCTGATGACACGCCCGGTACCTTCGGCAAAGGCCCACAGGTCTGCGAACGTGGCGCGCGAAAGCTCTTCCCCCATACCCAGCACGTACCCCGCCGGAATGTCCCCCGTGGGGTCCGCCGGGTCCGCGAACCACATGAATTCCGCGCCCACAGGGACGGAAGCCCCGGCCACGGCCGCGATGGTGGCCTGACGCAGAGTCTCCATGGCCTCCAGCCCCGTAGCAACGGCGTTGGTGGCGGCTTCGTCACTGTCAGCAGCTGCCTGGGCGGCCCCTGCAGCGCCTTCCGCACTGACCGCAGCTGCCGCACTGCTGGATTCAGCGGAACCTGCCGCATCTTGCGCCTGCGCAACCGCCGCACCGAGGTCGTCCATCAACTGGTCCGGCGGAGTGTCCGAAGACATGTCCACCTTCACCGCGCGGCCAACCTGTTCCCGCAGTTGCTGGCACAACAGCGTCAAACGGTCGAACGCCTTTTCCAGTTCTTTCGGGGGCAACGGCCCCGTCGCGGACAGTTCCAACTCCTGGCGTTCGGGCACCTCCAGCCACAGCAGCAGTTTTGCCCCGGCCGGGCACGGGTAGTGCACCGTTCCGCCCTGGCCATCGGCGTCCACCGTCACGGTGTAATCCGTGCCGTAGGTCAGCGGGCTGACCCCGCCGTCCCCAACGATTCCGGCGCGCACGTCGCTGGCCGCCAGGATACGGAACGGCGTGGGCCACTCCGTCTGCGAGCCGTCACCCGTATATGTCACCGGGGAATAGGAACTGCTCACGGTCATGCGCAAATCTCCATTCTGCGGGGCTGAATCATCTCCACACGGGCCAGCGCCCGCGAAATCCGGTAAACGCGCCCGTAAACGCCACCGTGCGGCAGCAACGACCTCACTTGCGTCGCGCCTTCAGGAAATCGCACGCCCCGGCCTCGTCCTCAGGCTCGGGGTTGCTCTGGCTGACGTCGGTCAGGCGTGAAGTGTCCAGCACCTGCAAGTACTCCCGGTACAGCTTGATCCCCATGTCGGCCGACTGCGCCAGGGTGGGCGCGATCTCGGACGCCAGGCGCACCACGAAGGCCGTACAGAAATGGGACGGCCATTCTTCCGGCGTGTCGTGAAGCACAACAACCCTCGCCAGGCATGGCGAGGCATCCGTGTACACTTCCCGGCCCACCAGTTCGTGCCGGGCAGCGGGCAGGCGCAGATCGGGGGTCGCACGCACGTCGATCAATCGCTGGCATTCCGTGGGTAGCCGGTAGGCCCAGCGGAAGCCGAAGGGCGGCGGTGTGGCCAGCTTGGCCAGCGTCATCCATCGCACGGCATGCGACCATTCGTGGTCGGCCAGCACTCCTTCCAAGGTGTCGCCCCAGGCCATGGAGCACTGCCTGGCGCTGGCGCTGCTCTCGTCCGGTGACGCAATCTGCGGTGCGTTCACGCGGCGCAGTGCCCTGTTCATGATGGTCACGCGGGACGGCATGCGAAATCCTTGGGTGGCGCGCCCGGGGCACAGGGCTACGGGCGCGCCATCTTGTTATTACGTGTTGCGGGGCTTGGGGGCTCGTCCACGGGGGGTCGGGGCTTCGGGTTTCCCTTCGTTCGCGTCCGGCACCCTCTTCCCGTCAGTATCCCCGGCTCCCGGGGCGGGGGCGTCCATGCCGCTGGTCTGGCTGCCGTCCCCGGGCTGGGCGGATTCACCTTTCGGGGCGGCATCCGCTTCCGAGGGGCTGGCACTCGCTTCGCCTTTGCTCGCGGCATCCACGCGTTCATGGGTCTCGGCCTCCGTTTTCTGTCCCTCCGCCTCCAGAAGGCCGATGCCGGTTTCGCCCTTGTGCCCGGTATCCACCGCCTCCCAGGCTTCCGGCCATTCCGGGTCGAACGGCAGGGGCACGATCTCGCCGGGGTGCACGGTGCGCCCGTTGGCGAACGTTTCGATCTTGGCCTTGAACTGCATGTCCACCCCCCTAGCGCGCCAGGTAACGCAGGTAGGCGTCCACGGTGCCGACGGCAGCGGCATCGTCCGTGCCGATCTGCACCTTCAGGTATTTCCGGCAGTCCGGCAGCACGATGGACATGAGGGACGTCCCCTTGCCCGCGCTCGCCAGAGCCGAGGCGAAAGTGCTGCTCATCACCGGTTGCAGGGTGGCAAACGTGGTCCCGTCGGCGCTGTCCTGCAGGGTGACGGTCACCTTCTTTCCGGCGGCCAGGTTGACGCCGTTCGCCGCTTCCAGTTCCAGCGCCAGCGAGCCGCCATGGGCACCCACCACCAGCACGTTGGGGCACGCCGCAGTGGTGTTGGCGGGCAGGGTCACGCCCTTGCCGAAATACTGGTCGGCCGCCCGCAGTTTGTTCTTGTACATGGTTCCTCCGGTCCCCCGTGGCCGTGGCCACGGGCAGGGGTTACGCGGGCACGGCCACGGTTTCGGTCAGATGCTTCAGGTTGTAGCTGGTGACGATCGGAATCCTGTTCCAGTGGTCCACGATGGTATCCACTTCACGGTCACCGCTCTTGATGACCGTGTTCGGCTTGATGGGGTTGATCGCCATGCCCGCCGTGCGGGCGTGGCACAGGATCAGGGTGTCGGCCGGGTCGCCGTGGGCCAGCGCGATGGCGTCGTCGATCATCGCGGCCGTCGGCAACTTGCCCGACTGGATGTTGACGACGGCGGAAACGCACGTGGGGTCCAGCAACTGCCACCCGAAGCGACCCAGCAGGCGCACGCCGTAGCCCAGTACGCCGGGAAAGCGGGCATCCTTCAGGTCGTAAAGGTTGCCCCCGTTGATGGGGGTGGCGTTCAGCAGGGTACCCTTGGCGAACTGCGACTTGTCGTACAGGCCGGTGCACCCGTCCTCGTCGAAACGCAGCACCACGATGGACGAAACGCCGCCAGCGGTGGCCCCGGCGTTGATGGCCTGGCCGGGATTTTCCAGGGCGTAGCGCAGCCAGTTGTCGTAGTAGAGGGTCTTTTCGGTGTCGTTGCCGGTCTTGCGCAGCACCTTGTCCTGGCGCTTGGCAAAGTAGTTGCCCGCGCCGCCGAACTGGTCCGCCGTGTCTTCGGGCACTTCGATGCGCGCGCCCATGATGGCCAGTTCCACCCTGCGCAGGTTGGTGGTCACCCCTGCCGAGGGCAGCGGCGAGTTCATTTCCACGAACCCGGCCCCCTGTATGTCCGCCACCTCTTCGGCGGTGTTCCACATGCCGTGGCTGGCCTCCTTCCAACGGGCCTGGGCCAGGATCGGGGACTTGTTCGTCAGCGCGTCCACCATCCCGTCCTGCTTGTTCGCCTGCTCGTTGGCGATTTCCTTCAGCGTCTGCATATCGGGCATTGTCGTCTCTCCCTGTTCCCTGCGGCTCTACTTGCGCGGGAACATGCTGTTGTAGAATTCCACCTTGCTCATCGGCTTGGCGGGGGCCGCAACGCCGGTGCCGGTGCCTATGGTGTCCTCGCTGACCAGTTCCGACAGCATGTGCAGCGTTTCGATGGCCACGGCGCTGCTGGCGATGGCTTGCCCGAAACCCGATTCGGCCAGCCGTCCGCCCATGCGCCGGTCCAGCGTGGTGAACATGCCCAGGGCCTTCTGCCGGTTCGCCTCGGTCGCGGGTCCCCAAGCCTCCTCCAGGGCCTCCGCTTCGGCCTGTTCTTGCTTGGCCTGGGCGGCCTGCTGCTCCGCCAGATGCCAGTTCACCATCTCCTGCGCCTGCTTGGGGGTGAGCCCCTGTTCGACGCATGCCTTGCGGTAGGAATCCAGCGCGGCCGGGTCTTGTGCCATCCCTTCCGGCAGCGTGATCTGCACGTCCTCGGCCTTGGTGGCCGGGGTGTAGGCCACGCCGCGCCGCAGCGCGTCCAGGGCGGCGTCGGCCGTCTCCAGCCCCTTCAGGTGCTCCTTCCACGTCTCGGGCATGGAGTCGGACCAGTGCCCGCCTTCCGGGGCTGCCGGAGTGGCCGGTGCCGCCGGTGCTTCCGGGGTGGTCGGAGCCGCCGGTGCCGCCAAGGCTTCCGGAGCGGGCTGGGCCGCCGGGGCTTCCGGTGCCGCAGCGGTCGCGCCGCCGGGCGTGTCCAGACTGCCAACAGTTTCCATCATGATCCTCCTGGTGTTTACCGGGGCGGCCAGCCGGGCAGCGGCCCTATGCCGCGCCCCGCCGCCATCAGGGCCAGAAACCCGTTGGGTTCCGCCCGTGCTATGTCGTCCAGCAGCACTTCGGCCGCGTTCTTCAGTTCCACGTCCACGGGTGCGCTCACCTGGCGGAACGCGCACAGGTTACCCAGCAGGTCCAGCAGCACCCGGAACCCCGGGCCGCTGCGCACAACCTCCGCCAGATCTTGCAGGCGTTGCCGCTCCCTGGCTTCCTCGTTGGCCCGTTCACGGTCCTCTTCCGTCAGTGGGCGTCTACCCATTGCCGCCCCCCTCGGCCTGTCCGGCCAGGGCCGCCTTCAGGTCGCCCGCCAAGGTGCCCTCCGTCCGCATGGCTCCGGCCCGCATGGCCAGTTCCGCCGCCCGTGCCTGCGCCTCTTGCTCCATCATCTTCTGCTGCCTCTCCGCCCGCGCCTGCCGGATGGTCGCCACCTCCGCATCGCTGCGCACCACGCCACCCGGAGCGCCAAGGCCACGAGAAATCTCGTCCACCGCCTGGTCCAGGTCGATCTTGTCCACCACCTCCGGGTTGATCCTGGCCATCTCGGCCACGTTGGCCACGATGGCCTGCGTGGTCTCCGCGCCGGAACTGCGCAATGCCAGGGCCAGCGGGCTGATGTATTCGATGTTCACGAGGTCGCGCGGCGACGTGATGATCCGATCCAGCGGAGACGGTGGCGGCGGCAGTTCACCGGCTGCGTCCAGCAGGGTAAGGACGCGCATGATGCCCTTGCTGAGCACGTTGGGCTCGTAGCTGGCGAGCGCCGGTCCCATCAGCTGCGCCATCTGCTGCCGCCTGGCCATGATGGCGTAGGCCGTCACGTCCTTGGTCAAGCCGTCGCGCATCAGGTCCGCGAACAGACTGGCCAGCAGGGTCTCATCAATGCGCCGGATGACCTGGGCCACCTTGCCTTCCACGGCCTGGATGCCGGGGATGAAGTTCACGGTGTACAGGGGGGCAACGGCGTCTTTCTCGTAGGCGGACATGGGAGTTTGCGCGCCGGGGTAGGTTTCCAGCCGCCCCCGGAAGCCAACGGGCTTGCGCATGGGCGGTTCGATGCTCTTGTCCAGACCCACCAGACCCTTGGTCTCCATGCTCTGGACCATTCGCGCATCCGCCAGCGCCTCGTCGCCCGGCCCCGTGCCGTAAACACCCCGGGCATCGTTCCACACGGCGTACAGGTACGGCATGTCCAGATAGCCGCCGGTCTTCAGCAGGCGCTCCGCACCCTTGGCCTCGAAGAAGTAGCTGGCCCACGGCATGGACGCGGCGTCCATCCGGCGCGGGTTCCAGTTCGGGTTGCGGCGCACCAGGTGGATAACGTCCACCCGCTCGTAGGGCCGCTTCTTCAGCATCTCCTTCACGTCCCGCGACAGCGCGTCTTCCCCGAACTTGTCCCGCAACTGGTTGGCGGTGTACCGCAGCACCCGGGCCACCGCGTCCACTTCCTTGGCGCTGTCCAGGCCGATGCTCCAGGTACCCACAGTGCAGCACTCGCAGCGCACGCCGTTGCGCAAGGCGCCGCTGTGATCCCGCGTCACCACGGTTTCCAGATACAGCAGCATGCCGCCGTACCCGATGTACTCCTGGTTCCCCTCGTGCAGCGCCTGGTACCAGCCGCCGCGTGCCAGGGTGGCCGCCAGCTTTCGTTCCACAACGTCCAGCCACTGCCGGGCCGCCGGAAACGTCTCGGCGATGATGTCGTCGATGAACCCCAGCCGGAACCACGTCATGCCGGAAGGCGTCATGGCGCTGGTCAGACCGGCCGCGCCGCGCCGCAGGGCGATCTGCGCCGCCGGGTTGACGATGTCGCGGGTTTCCAGGCGCGCGGTCTGCGTGTCCGACTCCTCGGGGAACAGCCCGCGGTGCGGCACGATGTATTCGTGCAACTCGCGCCACTCGGACAGGCGGGGTGCCCGCATGTCGTCGAGGTGCCGTGCGAGGTCCTGCAGCTCCACCAGTTGCCGGTCGACCATCACGCGCCCCCGGAACGGCCCAGCAGTGTGCCGCCCAGCTTGTTGCCGGTCGCGGGGGCATCACCCGCGAGGCCCAGGGGGCTGGTCAGCACCGTGCCGGACGAACCGGAACGCTGCTTCAGCTTGCGCTGTTCCTCGGTGCGCACCGCCTCTGCCTCGGGCTCCTGTTCCGTCAGGTCGGGGGCGGGTTCCGCCTTGGGTGCCTCCGGCACCTTGGGCGTGTTCTTGCCACCACCCGCCTGGCAGGAGGCGGCGGGAATCAGCAGCACCAGCGCCGCCAACGTCACGATGTACAGAACCGTCACAAGATTTCTCCTTCGTCGGGGGTGCAAACGGAAAGGATGCCATCCACGTGGCGTCCCCAGCGCACCAGGTGGCAGGCCCCGGGTACACGGCCCATGGGAACGAAACCTATGGACCGGGCCAGATGCAGGGCGTGGCGGTATGGGGCAGGCGTCAGCCCCGTCAGACAGTCGAAATGGCCGGTGCCAAATATCCAGCGCAGGACGTGCCGCCCTATCGCCACAGCTTGGGGCTGAAAGGCCCGAAACACGCAGAAGTGCGAAAGGGCCGTGCGGCCGGTGAAGTTGTTGAACCAGGCCACGGCCGCCGTGTCGCAACCTTGTCCGCCTGGCAGCGAAAAGTGGGCCTGCACCTCTACCAGCCATGAGGTCTCCGGCGATGTGATGCAGTTCCACGCATCACGAAAAGCACCGGCAGGGGCGTCGTACAACGCCGTGTCCGCCAGCCCTTCCGCCATCATGCGGTCCAGCAGGGCACCACGAACGGACGAGCCGCCATCCAGCACTCGACAGGTGAAGACGGTCATTTGCGGCCCCCGTGCCCGCCCGGCGCGAGCGGGTCGTAGCCGAAATCCGTGCGCAGCGGGTCGTACGGCGGGCGCAGCATCTCCAGCAGTTCGCGCATGGGATCGCGCGGGGCCACCGGGTGGGCGAAGGTCAGCGCCAGGGCGTCGGCGTCGTCCGGGCTTTTCACACCGCGCCGCCGCATGGCGTCCTTGGATTCCAAGGCGGTCTTCTGGTCCGGCGTGTACCGGTACTGGCGGGTCGTCAGCTCCTCCGACAGCACGCCGTTTACGGGCAGGCAGCCCGTGGCCAGCCAGTCCCGCAGGTTCATCCACATTTCCGTGGCCTTGTCCCTTGCATCCGGGCGCGCCGACTTGCCGCCGAAAGACACGTCAAAGGGGTCAAAGTTCAACTGCCGCAGCCGGTCCACCACGCCGCCGCCCACGCCGGTGCCGTCCACCATGGCAGCGTCCACAGCCAGTTCGGTCCATGCCCGGGCCACCTGGTCGGCCAGTTGCATGGTGTCCAGCCCATGGAACACCCGGGGGGGAATGGTGCGGGCGTCCAGACCGCGCCGGAAACGGAGCACGCTGCGGTCCCCGCCAAAGCGGGCCACGTCCACGCCCATGATCAACGGCTGGCCGTTCACCTCAGGCAACGGGCGGCGCATGGCGTCTTCCACCAGCACGTGGGCCATGAACTGGTTGAAGGCCGACACCTCGAACGAGCATTCGTACTCCTGGGCCCAGGCCAGTTCGTCGTCGATGCCCGCCCGCAACTCCTCGATGTCGCGGGGCAGCCCGTCGGCCACGGCCTTGTAGATGTCCACCTCATGGCGGCTCCACGTGGTGTCGCTTCCCGTCATCAAGGAATAGAATTTGTTGCCTTTGCCGTTCGGGGTGGACGTGATGCGCAGCTTCAACCCGGGCTTGGACACCACCGGGAACAACGCCTTCCAGATTTCGGCGCTGTCCTGGTGAAACGCGAACTCGTCCAGGAACACGTTGGCCGAAAAACCACGTGCCGTGTCGGGGTTGGCGGGCAGTGCGGTCACGCGGCTGCCGCCCTTGGTAATCACCTCCAGCGCCTTGACCGTGGTCTTGTCGGACAGCCGGAAGTCACTCTCGAAGGCGTCAAACCCCGCTCCCAGGGCCTTCAGGTGCAGCTTCAGCCCTTCGTCCATGGCCTCGCGTGCCTGCCGCTCCCCGCGCGAAAGGATCACCCACCTGGTGCGCCCGCCCTGAAGCTCGCACTCCACCACGTCCTCGCCGATCTCCAGCGTGGTGGTGAACGTCTTGCCGGTCTGGCGGGCGAACATCCCGATCTTGAACCGGGACCGGTCGTCTATCCATTTGCGCTGGTAGGGGTACAGGATTGCGCTCATGCTACGCCTCGCCCCGATAAACGGCCTTGATGCGCTCGAACACGTCCAGCGGACTCATGGGCGGCCCCGTGGGTCCATCCCCGGCCTCTTCGCTTACCGCCTTGGCCGCGCGCTCCATGTCTTCTTCCGCCGCCTTGCGCCCCTCCTCGCGCAGCTTCATGGCCAGCGCAGCATCCACGGTGCGGGCCTGCACCAGGTTCTTGCTGGCGCGGGCCAGCAGGGCGATGTCCTTGGGATCCAATTCGTCCCCTTCCGCCTGCTGAATGGCGAAGATCGCTCCCTCCAACAGGCCGATATTCGCCCGGGCCACCCGCTCTTCAGGAGCGTTGCCCAACTCGCGCACCAGCACTTCCGCCATCTCGCGCGTCTTGCGCATGTCGCGGGCCATCTCGTCCACGGACTTGCGGTAGCGGCCTACGGCACTGCGGCTCACGTCCGCGCCCAGGGATTGCAGGTGGGCGCGGATTTCATCCACGGTCCGGCCCTGCTCGATCAGGGTGTGCACCTCGTCCCGCAGCTTGGCGGGCAGGCGACGCAGGCTCGACTGGCGTCCCACGGCTATTCCATCCCCGGCAGCGGCACCTTCACGCCGTGCACCCGTTCCCGGCCGTTTGCCACGTCGATGCCGTGCGGCAGAATGGTGGCCACCGTCACCATGGACTCCAGATCATCGACGCGTACCAGGCGCTGCGAGGCCAGCCATTCCAGGTCTTCCTGCACGCGCTCCAGGCTCACGTCGTGACCCAAGGGGCGCAACGCGGCAGCCAGCACGATGTGGTTGGCCCGACCGCCGGGTGCCTTCTCCAGCACCCGCAGGATGACCAGTCGCCGGTCTTCCTTCACCAGTTCGGAAAAACGCATTACTTCTCCTTCAGATGGTGGTTGTAGAGCATGGTCACTTGCCCCTGCAGCGTGCCAAGCACGTCCCTCATGCCATCCAGCCGCGCGGCCTGTTCGTCCGCCAGGCCGTCGATGCGCAGAGACAGTTCCCGGGTCGCTCCGCGCACGCCTTCCACCGCCAGAAGCAGGCTTTGGATGTCCTGCGCGGTGGGCAGGTTCTTCATGGCCGTCTCGACCTTGCCCACCCTCTCGCCCAAAGTTTCGATGTCCTTGCGCTGGCACTCCGACACTTCGCTTTGCGCCTTGGAAGCAACGGCGATCCGCGCGTCCACCTGGGCGGGCGTGGTGAAGAACTTCCGCATCCCGGCCAGCGCGGCGATCATCAGCACCTGCACGGCGGCCAGAAGTCCGTTGAGCACTTCGGACCATTCCCGAACCTGTTCCATCACGGCCATTACTGGGCCTCCACGAGACGGATCAGGCCGTTGACCTGTGCTTCCAGGGCCTGGCAGCGCCCCCCGTAGTCCCGAATGTGGGCAAGGATGTCCGTGCCGCTCACGCCTATTCCGGGTGCTGCTGGTAGTAGCCGGGGGCCAGCGGTTCCGGCGGCGTCGGCCGTTGCGCCAGTTCCGGCGGCAGCGGCGTCTTCGGGCACGGGGCCACCACCGGCGGCAGGGGCGAGGCCGATTGCCTCGTTGTACAGGCGCACGAAATCAGCGCCGTACTCAGGACCAGCAACAGCAATGTCTTGCGCGGCATAGGCGGCAATCCTCCGGGAAAATTCGCGGCGGGCATCGGCAAGACGCGTGCGCGTCTGCATCAGTTCCGCCGCCAAGGTGTTGGCGCGGGCGGTTTCCGCCTCCAGCTTCAGCCGGGCCGTGCGCTCCGCGTCGGCCACGGCCAGGGCGCGGACGGTGTTCTTGTCCGCGTACTCGGCCCGCAGTTCGGCCAGATCACGCTGGCCGCGCTCGGTCGTTGCGGCGTGGGCGGCCTGTTCGGCCTTGAGGTCGGCCGACAGCAGGGCGCAACGCACCCCCACCCCGGCCAGGGCGATGGCGAGGACGACGGCCAGCCCGACCAGCCCCAGCAGGCGCGACTTGGGGGCAAAGAATCCCAGGGCGGTTTCCAGCATCACGAATGGCCTCCCTGCGGGGTGGGGCAACTGCCCGCGCCCCAGCCTGCCGCCTCGTACATGGGCTCCAGCGTGTGCAGGATGCGGCGCGGGTAGCCCCGATTTTCGGTAAACGCCGCGCGACTGCGCCCGGCGTTTACCGATTCCACGTTGTCCCACCAGCGGCGGGGATCGAACCCGCGCGAGGCGGCCAGCCTGGCGTCACGCTGCACCCAGCCCAGCCCGCCATTGTATGCGGCCAGGGTCATGGCCATGCGGTCGCACGGCGTGGCGGCGCTGACGCGCTCATGCAGCCATCGGTCGTAACCGGCCAGGTTGCGCAGCGCCCAGGCGGGATTGCGCGGGTTGGGCTCGCCAGCCTGCGGCACGATGCGGGGCATCCACGCCGCCGTCGCGGGCATGAACTGCGCCAAGCCCTCGGCCCCCACGGGGGACACGGCATCAGGGTTCCATTCGGATTCCTGGTGGACCTGGGCGGCGAAGGTGGCCACGGGGGCCGCCATGCCCCACTCCACACGCGCCACGCGCACCAGCAGGGAGCGGTACGCCTTTGCCTCGCGGGGAATGGTGGGTGCCGCGTGAGCGTCCGACGCGGAAGCCAGCAGGTACAGCATCACCGCCAGCCATGCGGTCAGCATGAGCACCAGCAGGCACATGGTGCGCTGGTATTCGGAACTGGTCACAGTGCCTGCCCCATGGCCAGCACGCCCACCGCCATCAGCACGGTTCGACGCAGACAGGCCACTGCGAACAGGGTTCGCGATTCCACCACCACGGGAAAGTCCTCGATGTCGGGGGGCCACACGTTGGCGTCGATACGATCCCGCCACTCATCGGCCAGGTATCCCTCGGGCCGCGCGTACGGAAACAGCAAGCGATCAACCCAGTAGAAGACCACGGCGGCGGTCAGAAGCATCGTCACCTTGTAGAGCACGGTGACGGCCTCGCGCGGGGCGACGTACCACAGCACGGCCCACAGCATGGCGGCGATCAGCGCGCACCAAGCCATGCGCAGATGCCTGATGCGGGAAAGGACGCGGGGAAGGAACATGAAACCTCCGGAAAATAAAAAGGGGCGGACTCCTGAAGAGGAATCCGCCCCGCCATGGGGTCGGTTGGGCTTGACCGGGGTTCCGGGGGGTGGCGGGGCGGATTCCGTAGGGAGAATCTGCCACGCCGTACGCGCGAAGTTATGGGTGTACTTTGTTCACGGGTGCCGGAGCCCGGCATGTTACCGGTTTCTGCACCATTACGTCCGTCGTTGTCAAATGCCGGGCAACCGTCCTTGGGCAGGGGCGCTGGCTGCTTGCTGTTCCGCCAGCACCAGGCGTACGTACCGCTCGGTCACGCCGCATTCCAGGGCGATCTCCTGAGCCTGCATCCCCTGCTTTCGCAGGGCCGGTATCAGCTTCCGCGCGGCCTTCCTCCGCCCGTTGGGCGTAACGATGCTGTGCCCGCCATACCGCGCGCACAGGGCCTCCAAAGCCCGCAGCCCCAGCAGCCTGCCCAGGGGGTGTTCAGCCTGGGGGGCGACCGGGATGTACGTGGCAATGCCGCCATACGTCACGCAGAGCAGCGTGGTGGCCTCACGGCCCACCACGTCTTCCAGGTCCGGTTCGGACACCCAGATATCGCCACTCATGTCCTACCCCTTCACCTCGTCCGGCGGCCCTTGCGCTTCGCGTCGCGCTGCAACGCCAGCATCACGTCGCGCAACTGGTCCGGGCTGGCCTGGCGGAAGTCTCGCACCACGCCGCCCGTCTGCTGCTTCAGGATGCCCATGGCGTAGGCCCATGGCATGTGCGTGCCCTCAACGCGGCCTTTTTCAGCCAGCAGCGCCTCTATCTTCTCCATCAATGCCTCGCGGCCCAGGTTGGCCGCATCCCCGGCCAGCAACGTGGCCACGCCGGGGTCGCGCCGGGCTCCGCGCTTGGCGGACCCACGCCTGCCCTGCCAACCCAGCTTCTGGAAATAGATCAACAGGCCGTGCAATTGCGGCACGGACAGATCCTTGGCGCTGCTCTTGCCGTACTGGCCATGCAGCACCGCGCGGTATTCCTCGTCGGTCAGGCCCAACTGCGCCTTGGCGATGTGCACCTTGGCCAGCATGTACCCGCGTCGCGCCTTGGACTCCTCGCGGGGTTCGCGCCGCTTTCTGGATGCGGCAGCCGGGAGCGGGGCGGTATCAGTCGCCGCAGGTGCCGTAGCATTCGGCCTACCGTCTTGCTCCTGGCGCGCCGGGAACTGGATGATCCGGCCCATCATCGCCCCCCGTCCCTGACGACCAGATCATCCACCGGCACCATCACCACGCCGCGCCCGCACAAGATCACGCCCACCAGCCACCGGCCATCGTAACCCAGCACAGGCTCCGTTGCCGTGCGCGTGCCGTCCCGCATGGGCAGCCCGCCAACCTCGCGGCCGTTGGGCGCGCTGACGCGGGTTCCGCGCGGCAGATCAGGCCGGGACGGTACCGCATCCGGCACGCTGGCCCCGGCCAGCAGCGCCGCCACCAGCGTGCCCACGCCGACCGGGTTCAGCCAGGCGTCCGCACCGTCGGGCTGGTCGTGCCAGCGCCGGTCAATCCGCACCCGGTAGCGCCCGGCCGGGCCGCCATGCCGGGCCGCGTCCGCCAGTTCCAAGCGGGCGCGCGTGGTGCCAGATTTTACACAAATCGTGGCGCAAAATTTACGACTGTCGGCCATATCAGAACCCCAGCACCGGATCGGGCGTCCGGATCGGTTCGTCGGTGTATGGGTCAGGGGCAATGCCCCCCGAGGCCCACGGGTCCGCGAACCATGGCGTGCCCTCCGCCTGGTGGTCGCGGTTCAAGCGCGCCCGTTGCGTCAGCGTATTCGTCACCAGCGCGCGCCCGCATTCGCGGCCGCAACACACTTGCCCTGCGCGCTGCCCTGCGGGCATCGACTCGCCGCACCAGGCGCACCGCGCGCGGCGGGGCTTCATTTTCGCCTGGTCGGCACACGCCTTGCCGCAGTACACCCCCCGCCCAGCCGCCAGCCTTGCTGGGGGCACCTCGAACTGGCGGCCACAGTGTTTACAGGACGTCATGGGCATCAGACACCTCCTCGGCCGGTTCATCGACCCCGTACCCGCGCACCCGCCTCCAGCAGGCGTTACAGCGGTAGTTGTCCGTGGGCGTGCCGCAGTCGTGGCAAGTCCGCGAACCGCGTGGCAGCCCCCTGCGCTGTATGGCGTCGCGCAGTGCGCGCACCTGGGCAAGGTCGGGGGTCGGATACCCTGCGGCGGCTGCGGCACCGGGGCCAAACGTTTCTTCCAGCAACAGATGGATTTTTCTGGTTGTAATGTTCCCGCGCACCCCGAGGCGCACGTAAGGCACGGACTGGTCGCCAGAGTAGTACTGCGGCAGTACGCGGCACGTGTTTACCGTGCGGACGTCGCCACGCCGGTTGATTTCGTAGCCGGGCACGCCCACGCACGTCCGCCATGTGCGGCCCCGTGCGGTATGGGGCTTCGCCGTCTCCTCCTGTTCTGCCTGCGGCTCCGGTTCGTCGGGGGTGTGCAGACCTGGTTCGACCGACTCCGTGTCTGACGGGGTAGTGTCTAGCGGCTCCGGCTCGGCCACCGCCGTCTCGATCGTCTCCGGTGCGGTGAACAGTTCTGCCGCCAGCATGCGCGGGTTCACGGTCAGGTAACCGGAACCCAGCCACAGCCGGACACGGTGCCGACGGGCTGTGATGCGATAGTGGGTGTCCCGCTTGCGCACCTGTCCGCGCCGGTTGATTTCGTAGGCCGGGGCGGCGGGTATCTGTTTCCAGTCCATGCTTGATTCCGTGGCTGCTCGTCAGGCCCGGCGCGCCACCGCCGGACGACCGCCCCGCAGGGCGGTTTCGCTGTTAGTTGTCCTGGGCGTTATTGTCCGGGCTGCGTCGGGCTGCGTTTTCCACGAATCCAACGTGCAGGGCGGGCGTGGTGCGCCCGGCGGCCATTGTCGTGCCGTAGGTCTTCGGATTGCCGTCGCACTGGAATTCAAACTGTAGATGCAGCACCACACCGTCCCATCCTTCAGGTGCTTCCGTCAGAACCCGAACAACTTCTTTCAGAATGAAACGCTTCGCGGGCGCGGTGACATGGGATTCGTGGACTCTCTGACCGCTGATTTTTCCGTTAAGAGCAGACATTTCGCCCTCCTAGTGGGAGCGCTCGTTGCCGGGCGCGGTAGCAGTGGGAATCGTGTCGCGCATGGCAATCGCGTCGTGCAGCAGCGCACTTTCCGCGCCGTTGCAGGTCAGCGAACCCACCAGCATCCGCACCATGTTGGACGCATGAACCTCGCCGCCATGGAGGGTATAGCCGCGCACCACGGGGCCTTCCGTGTCCGGCGCTCCCTCTATGGCCACCAGCAGCGAAAAGCCGGTGGCGTGTTCAGGGGCAATGGCAAGGGCCTTCTCCAGGCACGTCTTCAGCAACTGTCGCAGCCCCTCGGAGCTGCGCGGCATGGGGCAGGGCATCATGACGGGAGAGGATTTCCGGGTGGTGCTCATCGCCGTTGTCTCCTTGTGTTGTTTTCTTCAGAGGACACTTTCCCTGGCTGCCACCAGCCCTCCAGCCTCAGCACCTTGCGCACCAGCGGCTCGGGGTAGCCGTTGGCAATCAGGATGCTCCCGGCCTCGCGCCGGATGGCTGCCACCGCCACCGCCCTGCTCACCGCATCGCGGCTGGTAAACGCCTTGTCGTGCGCCAGTTCGGGCATGTCGCCGGGGGGTCAGGGTGGGGCGGCGCAGCACCTCCCGCGCAAACCGCCGCCCGTGGGCCGTCACGTCTATGCCGTCGTGCATCGTCATGGCCGCGCTCCTACAAGGCCGCCATGTCCAGCGGGATGGGGGCGTAGCTGCCGTCCGGCTTGCGGTAGTAAACGCGCAGGTACGGCTTGGCCCCGGTGATCTGGATGGATTCCCCGATGGCCGTCATGGCCCGCTGCCACCGCTCGTCGGTGATGTTCAGGCGGCGCAGGCCAAGGATGCGCCCGGTGTTGATCTTGCCTTCCTTGTCCACCTGGAAGGCATGGTCCACGATGGCGCGCACCTCGCCGGGGCTGCCCTTGGTCCACTCGCGCAGGCAGGCGTCGATCAGTTCCTTGGCGGCCAGCAGCCCCTCGTCGAAGGTCATGTGTTCCTGCATCTGCCGGACGACCTTCAGCGAGCCGTCGTAGCTGAGCAGGGTCAGGTTGCCCTTCTTGCCGCCAGCCGCCACCTGGTAGCGTTCCAGGGACAACTCCACGAACGCCTGCACGTCGGCCATGAAACGGGCCTTCAGGGTGGCCAGTTCATCGCTGGCAGCCTTGGCCTTGGCGGCGATCTCGCGCACCAGGGCATCCCGCTCACGGTCGATCTCGCGCACCTGCTCCAGCGGCACCATGTGGCCCTGCCCGTTTTCCATGTACCCGTCGGGCACGGCGGGGGTGTTTACGGTGGTCGTGGTCATGGCTAAGCGGCCTCCTTCGGCGGGTTGAACGTGACCAGGGGGGTGTTTTCCAGCGCCGCCACCCGGTCCACCTGGGCGTGCATCTCGTGCAGCAGGCCGCGCAGGCGTTCGCGGTTGGCGGGGGTGGCCATGTCCTGGGCCAAGTGGTCGATGTCCACCAGGCCGTTGAACAGGTGGCGGGATATGGGGCCGGTGGGCACGGTGTATTCAGGGGCCATGGTCTATGCCTCCATTTTGTGCGTGCAGGGCCTGTTGCAGGCCCGGTAAAGTTGCACCCGCAGGGGGGATGTCGAGCAGAACGGCATCTGCTGTTCCAGACGGCATTGCTCGGCGGAGATGCCGCCCAGCACGGGGCAGTCCACGTGCCCTTCTTGCAGCAGGGTGGCGCGTACCGACGCCTCCAGGTGCGTGGTGGGCGCGTGGTACTTGTTGTTCAGCACCAGCGACACCAGCGTGGGCGACACGCCCAGCCGCGCCGCGATCTTGCGCAACCCGCTGGCGTCGCAGGCGCGGGCCAGCGCCTGCAACCAGTCCGGCATGGCCATGTCCCACGCGCTCATGGCGCGCAGTTCCATGGATGTACGGCGGGCGGTGCTGCTACTCATCGCCGCCCTCGGGCGCGCTCTCGTAAACAATCACGCCGTTGTTGGGGTCGAGCAGGCGTTTGACGCGCAGCACCTGCGGGGCCTTGGGGCCGGTGTCGCGGCCGGGCACAAACACCCAGCGGTCCGTCCCGGCGGCCAGCAGGTATCCGCCACGCGCCAGCCAGTGGCAGTAGTGGTCGGCCTCGCCAAGGGCCACGGGGGCGTCGGGCAGGCTGGCCTGCGCGGCCAACTCGGCCACGCTGAACTGGCGCAGCATCTTCATGGCCCGCCACATCCGGGCGCGGCCCGACGGCGGCACCTCGCTGCCGTCCGTGCGCACCCTCGGCGCGTCCACGCCGCGATCCACGGCCAGCCGGTACGTGGCGGCCACGCCGGGGCGAGGGCTGGGAGTATGGGCGGCGACGATGCCCGCCGCGCGCAGGCCGGTCACGTAGTCCTTCACCTGGCTGCGTTCCGCCTTGGCCGTCAGGGCGATGGTGGCCAGCGTCCACGGCTCCGTCTGTGCCCGGATGGATGCCCATATCCGCTCACGGGCGGTCAGATGGGCGCTGGAGGGGTTCAGGGTGGCCATTAGCGCCTCCGTGCCGGGGCATCGCCGGTGTACAGGGGGGTGCCACCCCATGCGGCGGCGTCCATGCTGGTCTGCCCGGTGGTTCGACCCATCTCCTGTACCCGTTCCAGGTTGACGCAGATGCGTCGCGCCACACCCTTGGACACCCCGTGGATGCGCTCCAGCAGATCGTCGGCCACCGTCACGTCATGGCAGTACAGGTCCGCCAGCGCCCGCGCGTCGGCCAGCGTGGCGGGCTGCGCGGGCAGCCATTCGAGGACGCGGTTGTGGATGCGCTCCCAGCGGGCCAACGCCCCCGGCAGCCCTTCCTCGCCGATCAGCAGGATGGTGGTACGCGAACCCTCATAAATGTCGCGCACCACTTCGATGATGCCCTTGTCCGTCAGGTGGTCGGCCTCGTCGATGATCAGCGGGCGGCGGCTGGCCGCCAGCTGCGCCACCACCTGTTCCTCCATCCCGTAGATGGTCCGGGCCGGGATGATCCCCATGGTGGAGAGCAGCGCCAGGTAGAACGCCTTGCGCGTCCAACTGCTGCGGCACTGCACGTGGTAGGCGTTCAGCACCGTGGCGCACCTGCACGCAGCCGTGGTTTTGCCGTAGCCGCTGGGGCCGTGCAGCACGAGCAGGCCCGGCAGGTGGTCCGCCCGGTTCGCCGCCTTTGCCATCGCGCCCAGGGTCATGGTCACGTTGGACAGGTTGGCGATGGCCCCCATGGGGGCGGTGTTGACAGTGCCGGTATGCTGGTTCATCATGACTCCTCTCTGTTCGTGTTTTTTCTGCGGGCGGGTGTGACAGCACCCGTCCGCGCCTGTTTTTGGGGCCTAGCCATGCACCCTGCGGCGCATGTGTTCAGGCAGGCCGTGCTTCGTTATCCAGAACCCAAGCCCCTCGCTGCCGGTGGGGTACATGGCGTGCCATGACGCCTCATCTGGCGTCAGCGTGCCCCCGGCCTTCTTTCGCGCATCCAGCAGTTCCCATTCCTTCCAGCGCTCGGCGGGGCCAAGTTCCGCCAGCCGGTCCTGAAACCGCTTCGGGCGCTGCGCCTGCGCCGCGATCTGCGCGCCCAGGGCCATGTCGGCCTGCTGTGTCTCGTTCATGTCCACCACCGGCGCATCCCCGGCCCGTGCTGCCTTGCCCGCCTCCATCAAGGCGGGGGTGGTGTACAGCACCGACGGCGCCGCAGGCTGGACCGCCTGCGCCCGCACTTCGGCGGCGTGTTCCGATGCCGCCGCCATCACGTGCTGCGACATCTCCCGCACGTTCTGCCGTCTGGCCGCGTTGCGCAGTTCCTTGCGCTGTTCGGCGATGTTCCGCTTTTGCAGGCGACGGGCTTCCTTCGACAGGTCGGCAATGGAAATTTCCGGCAGGGTCAGGTCTGCGGCGCGGCAGATGTACCGGCCCTCTTCGTCGAACAGGTAGACATAGCGGATGTCGCTTTCTGCCCGGCGCACCTGCACCTGAGTGTCCACCAGCGTGGCAAGGGCGGCGTCCCAATACTGCGCCCCTTCCACGGCCACGCCCTTCTTGGTCACCTTTCGGTAAACACCGGGCACCAGCGGCAGCAGCAGCACGGCAAGCGCGGCATCGTCGGCCACGTGGTGCAGCGGTCCATTCCAGGCCTGCGCCACCTCGTAGGGCGTTCTGTCGCCCAGGCCACCGTGCGGGCGCATGGCGTAGCGGTCCTCGCACCAGCGATCGAGCAGGGCCTGCAATTGTTCCGGCGTCATGCGCAGGTCCACGGTCCCTGCGTCCTCGCTCCGTTTTCCGGGGTACAGGCGCTTGGCGAAGGATGTGCGGTTTCGGATGGCCTGCGCCTGCGCCACGTTGTGGCCGCAGAAGCCTTCCAATATCTCGAAGATGTCCCGCAACATGGTGCCGAAAAAGCGTTCAATGAACGGCTTGTGTTCCGGCGTGAACGGCGGGGCGATGTCCTGATGCACGTCAAGGTCCAGCAGAGCCGTGGCCACCTGGGTGGACACGTAGTCCGTGCCGTTGTCCGTGCCCACTTCTTCGGGTACGCCCCAATCCAGCAGGCAACGGTGCAGCAGGCCGCACACGGCGGCGGAAGACGAGGAACGCGAAACCAGCAGCTTCGCACGGCGGCTGTACACGTCGATGCAGCCCACGATGGTGTGGCGCTGGCCACCCTCCAGCAAAATGTCGCCGGGGGTCGAGTCCATCTCCCACCGCTGGTTCAGCGCGTTGATGGCATAGGCCGCGTTTCCCAGGGCGAAGGCGTTGTGGCTGCGGAATGCATCGGGGTCGGTGAGGTTCAGATGCAGGCCGGGTTGCGAGGCCCGCCAACGCGCCAGCCATTGTTGCAGTGTGCGCACGGCGGGCAGTTGCAGGTCCGTTCGTTTACCGAACTTGCCCTGTAGACCCTCCAGCAGCATCGCCGCCCGGATGTGCGGAAACTCGTAGACGGCCCCGCGCACGTAATCCAGAATTTCCGGCTGCGCGTCGATGCGCCCCGTGCCCACCCGATGCCGTCCGTAAACACCTGCCAGCCCGCCCAGCCCGTCGTCCTTCAGGCGCTGGCCGATGGCCCGGATCGTGTTGGGGCTGACGTGCCGCACCACGGCCAGCACGTCGCCGGTCACGGCCAGCCCCGCGCCGCCCGCGTTGTACAGGGCGCAGAACGATGCCAGCGCATCGTTGCGGCCCTGCCCGCATTCCTTGGCGTAGGTCAGCCACGCTCGGTACACGCTGGCCTTGGCCTCTGCCCGCGCGCGCTCCTTGGCGGTCAAGGTCGCCATGGCGCGCGCCCTGTGCTGGAGCAGTTCAACGCGCCGAGCTTCCACTGCCTGACGCTGTTCCAACTGTGCCGCACATGCCTTCGCCTCGGCGATCTGGATGGCCACGCGGGTTGTCTCCGGCATGGAGGCCACCAGCCATTCATGCCCGCCGCCGCGTCGTTTTGCTGGTCGTGAGCGCCAGCCTTCACGCTGGGCGCGTTGCTGGACGCTTTGCCGTGTGACGGAAAGCAGGGGCGCAAGCTCTTGCGAGGTGTAGGCGTTTTTGCTGGTGCTGGTGAGCATGCTTGTTCCGCTGTCTGTCCTGTTGAAAGGTCCGGCCCCGAATGTGCCTGGTCTATCCACTTCCACGTAAACCTGCGGGACCACCCCGCAGCACTCCGGGGCCGGGACTATGCGTGCTCCGGCGCGGCGTTTTGCTCGGCAGCCATTCGCGCCATGAGCCAAACGAAATCGCTGAATGAAAACAGTTGCAGAAATGCTTGTGTCCACGCGGTGTTCGATTCGCAGGGCATGGAGTCCAACACCTCAAGGAAGAACGCGCGCGGGTTGTCGTAGAACTTGGTGCAGTCCAGCACCTTGCGTGCGGCCTCGGTGGGCGTCAGGCGGGAGCAGTCCACACCCGTCAGGCGTTCCACCGTGGCGTAGAAAGTCGTCAACATGGCGTTTGGTTTCATGACAGCGCCCCCCGCACCCCCGCGCTCGTGTTGGGCAACGAGCCCAGCACCCAATCCCGGTAGTCGAGCACTGCTTCCACCGCGTCGTTATCCGTCGCGGCTTCAGGCACGCCGGGCACTAGGTAGTGTTTGCCATCGTAGGTATGCCGCGAAGTTGCGCAGATCAGTTTCCGCAGGCGCTTCTCGCCGCCCTTGAACAGGGGCAGCGCGTTTTCGGGACATCGCTTGCCAACCTGAATCTTGCCGCTACGCCAGCAGTAGGCCACATGTTCGGTCGCCATCACGCCACCCCCTGCTTGCGTATTTCGGCCTCCAGAACCCCGTTGGCCTGAAGGCGCTGCTCTTCCGTCAAACTGGGCTGAATCGCCACAAACGCTGCCGCTGCCGCGAATGCCTTTGCCATGTCAGGATGCAGGGTTTCCAGCGACTGCCGGTTTCCCTCCAACGCGAAGCGATAGAAGAGGTTTCCCCATTCACCCCATGTGGGCGTCAGATCGGCTGTGCGCATCACGCCACCTTCCCTTCCGTTGCGTCCGGCCCCTTCGCGCAAACCTTTGCGGGGTCGAACAGATACTTCTCCGGCACGCCCACGTCGCGTAGCGCCTGCAACACCTTCGGGCTGTGCAGCCTTCCGTTCACGGTGTTGGAAACGGCTTGGTTGCAAACACCTATCTGCTCTGCCAGCGCCGTCATGGTCAGGTGCTGCCGCTCCAGCACATCGCGGATGCGGAAGCGCACCCGCGCGCGGGCTGCGCCGCACGCGCGCCGCGTTTCAACGCTCGGCCGCGTCATATGTCTTCCTCCAGCTTTTTCTTACGCTTACGAGCCGCGCGCTCTTCCAGGCATGCCCGCCCGTAATCCCTGTGCCGCCGGTCCTCATCCGTCATCACGTCCACCCCAAGCGCACGCACCAAAGGCCGCAATGGCCCGGCATCTCCCGTGGCCCGGCAAAACACCACCACGGCCAGAAGAGATGGGGGATGATCCCGGTCACTAGGGGACAGCCACTTGTCCAGCGTGTCCTTGCTGATGGCTTTGGTGTTGCCTGCGGTCAGCTTAATTCCGGCGTTAGTGGCGATCTGGTTGATGCGGTCCACCAAACGCTTGCGTCCTTCCTCGTCCTGTCCGGCGGCAACATTCATGGCAGCGCGTACGGCAGGCATGAGGCCAGCCAACGCGCTGTCATTGCCACCATCAAAGAGGGAGAGTTGCCGCATTCCGTTCACCGTCCGCTGGTGTGGAGGTTCAACGTCCAATCATTATCAGGCAGTGGACGTTGACCCGTTGGTTGCTGGCGGCGTAGATAGGGTTTGTGAAACTGGTTTCCTACCGCCTGCAAGTCTTTTCTAGAGTCAAAAGCGTTAGCAGTCAACGGATTTGATGCTTGCAGGTTCATTTTTTCTAAAATCTACGCATCACCCAGCAATCAAAGGCTTTTCTCGCTAAAATTGAGTTGCAGCTACCATTGCAGGCTGTGGAGCATGAACATGCAAGACTTGGAAAATCAGCTCGAACGCCTGAAAAAAGCTTCCGGTGTTGAAAGCGACACAGCTTTTGCTCAATTTTTGGGCATAAGTCAGGGGTCGATTTCCGGAGCCAAGAAAAAAGGGCAATTGCCCCATTCGTGGTTCTTTCAAGTTGCTGAAAAAACAGGTGTGTCTACTGACTGGCTATTCTTTGGGCGGGGAGAAAATCCGGGAGTTACCCCTTCGTCAGATGAAAAAAAAACCGATGTTTTTTTAAATATTTTAGGCAAGAAAACACAAAATGGCACGCTCATCGACTGCGACGATTGCCAGATACTGATGCTCCCCATGGTCGAGGCCAGGCTGTCGGCTGGCAACGGGAGCTTTGAGACCAGCGGGAACGCCGAGCGGCGTTACGCGTTCCGTATGGACTTCCTCATGCGCAAGGGCCAGCCCGCCAGCATGGTGCTCATGCGCGTTGCTGGCGACAGCATGGAACCCGAGGTGCACCACAATGATGTGGTGCTCATCGACCAGAGCCAGCGCACCCCTCGCCCTGGCGGCCTCTACGCGGTGGGGGTCGAAGACCTGGTCTACCTGAAGGTCGTCAATGCCGCGCCCGGCAAACTCGTGTTGACCAGCTACAACGCTGCCTACCCCCCGCTGGAGGTCGATGCGCGCGGTGATCTGGCAGACGGTATTCGCATCATCGGCAAAGCCGTCTGGGTCGGCCGCGAACTGACCTGA